GTTCCTGATAAACCACAATACGGACATGATCCCGCTTGCAAGGAGTCGTAACAATAATGAAAACAGTACTATGCAAATGACAGTTACTGACTCCGGTATGGATATACGCGTAAATCTTGATACAGAGAATAACGCGGAAGCTAAAAGCCTTTACTCAGCTGTAGAGCGTGGAGACCTTGACGGCATGAGCTTTATGTTCACAGTTGATGAGGATAGATGGGAAGATATCGAAAGCGATCATCCCACAAGAACAATAGTGAAGTTCGGGAAAGTTTTTGAAGTATCCGCGGTAACTTTTCCGGCATATGAGCAGACATCTATAACGGCGCGGGGCTTATCGGAAGCACTGGATAGCGCAAAAGAATCATTGGAGAATGAAAGAGCCGCAAAGAGAGAGATAGAAGCTCATAAACAGAAGATCAGAATAATGAAAGGAATTTAGTCATGGAAATCAAGGAAATGACGATCGAGCAGATCGAAGAGCGTAAGACTGCAATAGTTGCAGAGCTCGACACAGAGGGCGCAGATCTGGACGCGCTCGAGAGTGAGATGAGATCACTCAATGAAGAGCTTGAGAGCCGTAAAGCAGAAGAGGCTCAGAAGGCCGAGATCAGGAACGCGGTAGCATCTGGCTCCGTGGGCGAAGTAGTAAAAACAGTAATTGTAGAGGAGAAAAGAGAAATGAAAACAAACGAAGAGATCAGGGCAAGCAAGGAATACATTGATGCTTTTGCTCGTTACATCGTAAGTGAGAATGACGCAGAGTGCAGAAGCCTTCTCACCACACAGGCATCCGGGTCCGTTCCGGTTCCGTCATTTGTAGATGACATCATCAGAACCGCATGGGAAAAGGATGATATTCTTGCCAGAGTTAAGAAGACCAATATTAAGGGCAACTTAAAGGTTGCTTTTGAGCTGTCTGCTGATCCGGCATATGTTCACACAGAGGGAACCACAGCTCCCACAGAAGAGAGCCTTGCACTTGGTATCGTAGAGATGATACCGAGAAACATCAAGAAGTGGATCACTATTTCTGATGAGGCAATAGCAATGGGCGGAGAGGCTCTGGTTAGATATATCTATGATGAGCTTACACATCAGATAGTTAAGAAGCTTGCAGATCTTGTTGTTAATGACATCAAGAGTGCTTCAACAGCTACCACAAGCGCAGCCGGGGCAGCAGCCGTAACAGTTGCTCCTTCAGTTACCGCTATAGCAAAGGCATTTGCTAACCTCTCTGATGAGGCAACAGATCCTGTTATCATCATGAATAAGCTTACATATGCAAACTTCGTAGCTGCACAGGCAGCCGGAAACTTTGCTTTTGATCCGTTCATGGGTCTTCCTGTTCTGTTCAATAACAGCCTTTCGGCATATGATGCTGCTTCAGCTAATGCGGTTTATGCAATGGTTGGAGATCTCAAGGGTGTTCAGGTTAACTATCCTGAAGGGGAAGGCATTGTTATCAAGTATGATGACATCACACAGGCAGAGGATGACATGGTCAAGATCGTAGGCCGTCAGTATGTTGCACACGCTCTTACGGCAAGCGGAAGGTTCTGCAACATTAAGAAGCCTTCAGGCGCTTCAACGTAATATGAAGGTTAAGCTTTTAAGAGACAGTAGGATAATGGCAAAGGCCGGGGATATCGTTGAGGTATCTCCGGCAACAGCTGACTTCCTTCTGTCCACCGGGTCAGCCGTTATCATGGCTGAAACGGCAACAAAGGAGCTTCCTGAAGGGGCAGAAAAAGCCGTTAAGCCTCCGAAGGCAGCGACAAAAACCGCAACAAAAGGAAAAGCCAAAAAATGAAGCTGTTAATAGCTATACCTACTCATGATTATATGCACATGGATTTTGTAAAAAGTCTCATGGCACTCTGCAAGAAGCTTACCGAGGATGGTGTTGACTATGATGTTGACATGCACGGCGGCACACTTGTCTATCATGGTAGAGATGCTCTGTCAACAAAGGCAATAGAAGGCGGATATGATGAGGTTCTGTGGTTTGATGCAGATATGGTCTTTACAGATGACATATATGAAAATCTGAAGTTTAGCGGTAAGGCATTTGTGTCCGGGATCGCACATGGAAGAAGACCACCACACATGTCCTGTCTGTTCAAAGAAGTCCATCCGAGCATAGAGCGGTTCAATGCCTGTGAATACCCTAATGATACTTTCAAAGTAGGTGGTTGTGGTTTTGGTTGCGTGTTAATCAAGACCGAGATCCTAAAGAAGGTAAAGGATACACATGGCACATGCTTCTTCCCTACAAGGGAGCTTGGAGAAGATTTAGCCTTTTGTAAGAGAGCCCTTGAAGCCGGATATGAGATATGGGCGGAGCCCACAGCAAGATTAGGCCACATAGGGCATATAGCAATATATCCAGAGTACATTGAGCAATACAAGAACAGCTTCGCAAATCCAGAGGTGTTAAAAGATGTTAGATAGAGTTAAGCTTGCCCTTCTGATTACAACAGATGACTTTGACACAGAGATAAACGGCCTTATCAAGGCTGCATGTAAGGATCTCGGCATTGCCGGGGTTGAGGGTCTGACAGTATCCACAAGTTCTAATGATGACATCATCATCATGGCTATTGTGTCATATTGTGGGTATCAGTTTGAAGTCCTCCATGGATCTCTTGAGCGGTCAAACGCTTTTAAAAAGTCATATGATGAGCAGAAGGCACAGCTGTCAATGGCGGATGGCTATACCACATGGAGGTTAACATGAACCAGGTAGTCAAGATCAAGTTAATCTCAAAAGAATATAGCACTAATGAGATCGGGGTCACAAAGGTCAAAGAGACAGGGAAGGAAGTTTTTGCTTCCGTTTACTCTGTGAGCCGTGCAGAATACTACAGAGCCGGAGAAGAAGGCTTGAGACCACAGGCTGTCTATGCGGTCAGGTCAATGGAGTATGCCGGACAGGATGAGATAGAAGTCAATTCAGAGCGTTTATCCGTTTACCGCACATATGTGAGGGTTGACGGAAGGACAGAGCTCTATGCGACAAAGAGGAGTGGTGGGAATGACATTATCACAACTTAAAACAGCATTAGAAGGTGTTAATTCAAATGCCTTCAAGGACAAAGTTGCATATCGTTTCTTCCCTGTTGGTGGAGCTCCCAAGCTTCCTTTTATCTGCATCATGGAGACCGAAACTGACAACTTCACAGCTGACAGCAAGGTCTACAAAAAAAGACAATTTGTTGATGTAGAGCTTTATGCAAGATATAAAGACCCTGAAATAGAGACAGCTATAGAAGCCATGTTTGATGCTAATGAGATCATCTGGGATAAGGATGAGGAATACATAGAGTCAGAAGAGGCTCTGCGGATCACTTACGAGGTAGTTATATGAGAATAAGCCCGGATGAGTTATCAGAAGCCATACAGAAAACACTTCAGGATTATGCCAAGGTAACGGAAGAGGCTGCCTTTAATGGGTGCAAAGTCACAGGAGAAAAGGCTGCCGAAGAGTTACATGAGGCACATCCACAAGGCTCCGAAAAGTGGGGCTCATGGGATGATTATAATAAGGGTTGGGTTGTTAAAGAGGTTGCAAAGAAGCGCACAGGCAAGATGTCTGTTGTAGTTCATAATAAAGACCATTATCAGCTGACCCATCTGCTTGAAAAAGGCCATGCCCTTGTAAATGGCGGAAGAGCAAGAGCCTTCCCTCATATAGAGCCCGTGGCTGAAAGAGCAGAAGAAGAATTGATAAATAACATTTTGCAATTTATCGAAAGATAAGGAGATAGAGAAAATGGCAAACAAAATCAAGTACGGTTTAAGCCGTGTATATTACGCAAAAGCTACCATAGATCCGTCAACAGGGGCAGCTACATATTTGACCCCGGTTGCTCTTCCCGGAGCCGTATCACTGTCTATGGACCCTTCAGGAGACAGCAACAAGTTCTACGCTGACAACATAGCATATGCAACGTTTGCAGCTAATGCCGGGTACGAAGGCACACTTGAGCTTGCACTGATTCCTGATACGTTTAGGCAGACTATCCTTGGTGAGGTAGTTGACAGCAATATTCAGTACGAAAAAGCAGAAGCAACTACTACACCTTTTGCTCTCCTGTTCCAGTTTGAGGGTGATGACACCGCTACAAGGCATGTGTTCTATAATTGTACCGCCTCAAGGCCTAATGTATCTTCACAGACCACAGAGGAATCTGTTGATGTTCAGACCGAGAGCCTTGATATCACTGTTGGGGCTATCTACAACGCAAAGCTTGATGCAAACATAGTCAAGGGAAAATGCTCTGATGATACCAAGGCCGAGTATCAGGCTTGGTTCACATCAGTTCAGCAGGCCTCATCTGGCGGACAGACAACGTAAGATCATTCAAAAAGAGAGGGCAAGGGAATGGTAAAAACTATTAAAATCGGCAGCGGTGAGGTAATACTCACCGCAAACGCTGCCACACCTTATAGGTATAAACAGCTTTTTAACGAGGATCTGCTTAAACTTTTTGCTGACTCTGCAAACAAGTCAGAGGCCGAAAACATGAATTTGACAGACACAGTTATGAAGCTGTGTTTTGTGATGATGAAACAGGCGGAAAAGGCGGACATGAGCCTTCTGTCAGAAGAAGACTTTTTGACATGGCTTGAGGGATATGACCCTATGGATATCATCTATGTGGGTCAGGATATCATCAACATATATCTCGGATCTACAAA